CGCAGACAACGCCGTTGCTTGCCGCCGTGGGCAGTATTCAAACGGCAAACAACTACATCACTCTCTGGCGCATGCCCACGCCGTACCCCACGGCGGGCGAGGTGGCAGAGGGCGCGCTGAAGCCACCCGCCGATATCGTGCCCACCGAGGAGACACACACCCTCAACACCTACGCGCATTGGAAGGCGATTAGCCGCCAGGCGCTAGAGGATATCCCGCAAATCCAGAGCACAATCGAGACGTATTTGCGGGGCGGCATTAACCGCGCGGTAGAGGGCGGCGTTGTCGCGGCGCTCGCGGCGGCCACGCTCACGGCGGTTGACGGCTCAACGAACGCCCTTGCGGCTATCCGCGTGGCGGTAGCCGAGGCGCAGGCGGCGGGTTTCCCAAATGCAAATCAGGTTGTGCTCAACCCGCTCGACTACGCCTCGCTAGATATCGCGGTGATGGCGGCCACCTCAAATGGCCCCGTTTCGGGCTCGCCATTTTGGGGGCTCGCCCCTATCGCCGCGCCCGACGTGCCGCAAGGCACCGCGTACGTAGGTGATTTGCGGGCGGGCGTAACCGTCTACAACCGTGGCAGTGCCTCGGTGTTCCTGACCGATTCGCACTCGGATTATTTCATTCGCAACTTGCTCGTGATCCTTGCGGAGGCGCGGGCGTATCCCATCGTTGAGCAACCCGCCGCGCTCGTTGAGGTGACAGGGCTTGTCTCACCCGTTCCGCCCGCCGCGCCTCTCTCGACAAGCGGCGCCACGGCATCGGCTAAGTGACATGGCCGCCACCGTTGAGGCTTTGCGCGTCCACCTAGGGCTCATACCCGCACGCCCCGTGGACGATGACGCACTCGCCATGGCGGTAGAGGCGGCAAACGATTTGGTAGCCGCGTATCGCCCCGACCTGGCGGGCGATGCGTGGCCGCCAAGAGCCGATGAGGCGGCGGTAATCCAAGCGGCGCGGCTCTACGGGCGGCGCGGCTCGGTGCAAGGCGTGGCGGCATTTCAAGACGTGGGCGTGTCATTGCTGCCACGCCTCGATCCTGACGTGCGCGCGCTCTTGCAGCTAGGCGAATATCAAGACTCGGTAGTCGCATGACGGGCACCTACGCATACGCGGCGGCGCTCGCTGAGAAAATCGAGGCGGCGGGGTACGCCGCGACGTGCGACCCACGTTCGGCTACCCCGCCGTGTGTCCTATTCGAGATGCCCATACTCACGCCCTCAACGAGGTGTCGTGTTGACGGGCAGTATTACGCCGTCGCGCTCGCCCCGGGCACCGCCAACGCCGATGCATGGGTGGTACTTGAGGAGCTATTCGACGCCATACGCGCCGCCGTGCCGTATTGGATACGTGCCGAGCCCGTGCGCTACTCACTAAGCCCGGACACGCCCGCCCTACCCGCGTGGCGCGTCTCATTCACCTATGGGGTTGAGGTGTAATGCCCATCAAAGAGAGCCGCCTCATCGGTGGCACGCTGAAGCTAGGCCCGACCGCAACGCAATTCGACGTGTCGTGCCAAATCACTAACGTACGCATCACGTCGAGCTATGACGACGATGGCGACCCCGTTACCGTGCTGTGCGGTGACACAAAGCCCGCGCCGCGTAAGCTCTCGGGGCGCACGCTTGAGGGCACTTTCATTCAAGATTGGGCGTGGACCGAGACCGATGGGGGCCTAGTCGATTACATTGCCAACCATGACCTAGAAATCGTCGCGTATGAGTTTGTGCCCGACGATCAAGGGCAGGACGGCACGGGCGCCCCCATTCTCACCCTCGCGGGCACGCTGCAAATCGAATGGGGCTCGGATATGTACGGCGGCGATGTCAACGCGCGCGACACCGCCGATTTTACGTGGAATCTTCAGCAAGAGCCCACGCGCGCCTACGTACCGCCGCCCGTCGCCATGGCGTCAAGCGGGCAGTCAACCGTATCGGTGTGATGTGGGCGCCGCCGCCGTTGTCCGCATCGTCGGGCTAAATCAATTCCGCGCGTCGCTCAAAAAGGCGGGCGTAGATATGGCCGACATGAAACGCGCGAATCAAGCGGCGGCGGAAACCGTAGCCAAGGCGGGCGCCGAGAGGGCGCCCCGTATCTCGGGCACCCTCGCGGGCTCGCTACGCCCACGTAAGCAAGTGGCACGGGCGCGTGTTGAGTCTCTACTGATCTACGCGCCCGTTATCCATTGGGGATGGCCCGCCCGCAACATCGAGCCGCAAAAGTTCCTGACCGAAGCGGCGGACGCCACGCAACCCGAATGGCTCGCGCAATACGAGCAAGAGCTACAACGCATAGTCGATGGGATACACGGCGCATGAGCACATTCCGACACCGATTTGCCGTCGTGCTCGATGGCGTCAAATACGAGGTGAGCACGACCGCTGAGGATCACCTCACCGCTGAGCGTCAGATAGCGGGGCGCGGCGGCAAGCTTGAGGATTCACCTATCGCGCTGCAAATGCGCGTCATGTTCGTGTGCTTTAGCCGCACCTACCCCGAGCAATCACCCGCCCGCAACTGGCAGGGTTTCCTAGGCGTGCTCGATGAGATAGAGGATTTAGAGCCCGACACCGAGCAACCGCTAAACCCTACCCGCGAGGCGGACTTGGAGAGCTTGCCGTGAGCCTCGCCATTGCAACGGGTGTCGCGCCGCGCGCGTGGCTAGCTGACCCCGCCGCGATGGCTACCGCCGTGCGCCTATTCGAGGATCAAAACCGCGACGCTAAGCGCCGAGGGCGGTAGTCATGGCCGCCCGCCTAACCCTCGACATCATTACCAACGCCACCAACGCTATTAAGGGGCTCTCAAGCGTTGGCAAGGCGACCGAGGGCGTGGGCAAGACAACCCAAACCGTTAGCGCGAAAATCGGCGGGGTCGCCAAGGCGGTAACGACAGGGTTTGCCGTTCAAAAGGTGCTCTCATTCACCAAATCCACGATAGCGGCGGCGGGTGAGCAAGCGGCGGCACAGAAACGCCTAGCGGCGGTATTCAAGGCGACAGGCGACACAACGGGGCAGGCGGCTAAGCAAGCGGCTAACTACGCCTCGACGCTGAGCAAGAGCACGGGCATACAGAAACCCGTCATTGAAAACTCGCAAGCCATGCTCGCCACGTTCAAGAACGTATCTAACGCCACGGCACGCCAGGCGGGCATATTCGACCTAGCCACAAAGAGCGCGGCGGACTTGGCGGCGGCGGGCTTTGGCGACATGTCGAGTAACGCCGTCCAGTTAGGCAAGGCGCTAGAAGACCCCACTAAGGGGCTCGCGCAACTACGCCGCGTGGGCGTGACATTCTCGGCGGCACAGCAAGAGCAAATCAAGAACATGCAAAAGAGCGGCAACCTACTCGGCGCGCAAAAGATGTTGCTAGCGGGCGTGCAAGGGCAGGTAGGCGGGGTAGCCGAGGCGACCGCCACGAGCGGCGCCAAGATGGCCGCCGCGTTTAGCGAGGTGCAAGCCAAGCTCGGCACCGTGCTACTGCCCTACGTCAAGATGTTTAAAACCGTGCTGCTAGACCTATTCGGGTTTGTGGCGGGTAACGCGGGGTGGCTTACGCCCATCGTGGTAACGCTCGGCGTGTTTGCCGCCACCATATTTATCGTCACCAAAGCCATAGCCGCATGGAAGGCGATTACGCAAGTCATGGCGATAGCGCAAGCGGCGCTCAACGCCATCATGGCCGCTAACCCCGCATTCCTAGTTGTGGCCGCCATCCTCGCCATTGTCGCGGTGTTCGTCATCCTCTACATGAAATGCGAGTGGCTACGCGCCGCCGTGGCCGCCGCATGGGCGGGCATACAAGTAGCGATACAAGCGGTCGTAGGCGCCGCGATAGCCACGTTTAACGCCCTCGTGGCCGCGTTTCAATGGGTCGCGGGCGCGGCGGTAGGGCTTTGGCATGCCCTCGTGGGCGCGTTCAACGCGGTTATATCGTGGGTGTCGAGTAACTGGCCGATACTCGCAACGATTCTCTTTGGCCCGTTCGGGCTCGCGGTGTCGCTCATCATCCGTAATTGGGCCACCATTACGGGATTCTTTAGCTCGGTGGTCGGTGCCATCGGCAGCACGATTAGCCGCGTTGTTGGCGTCATCACCGCGCCATTTCAAGCGGCATGGTCCGCCGTGGGCTCGATGCTCAACGCGGTAGGCGGGTGGTTTGCCGCCGTGCCCGGGCGCATCGCTAGCGCCCTCTCG